TGTCCAAGAAGGGTGTCAAGCTGGCTTTCACAGAAGAAGTTATTGCTGACTCACTTTGGGATATCGTAGGAATGCATGTTCGCGCCGCAGGCCGTGCTATGGCACGTCTTAAGGAGCAGATTGCATTGAGTCGTTTTAAGGACGCTGCAACAGTAGTGTTTGATAACGACAGTAGCAGTTATGATGATACGACTGGTCGTGGAATTACAGGTGCATTTAATAATACAATTACCTGGGATGACATTGTCGATATGTCCGCTGTTTTGATGGCCGAAAACCATGTCCCAACAGATTTCATTCTACATCCGTTGATGTGGTCTGTTTTCTTAAAGGATGCAGTTTTCCATGCTGATGGTGCGGCTTCGGCTGTCAACAGCAGCTGGGGTTATCGTCCACAGTCAAAGGAAGGTGCGCTTAACTCAACAGCCCCATTGGGCCTTAATGTTATCGTATCGCCCTTTGTCAGCTTTACGGCAAAGTCTGGTACAACACCAGCCAAGTCAGACCTGTTCTTGATTGATCGTAACGAAGTCGGTACTCTACTTGTCAAAGACGATATGAGCACTGATCAGTTCGATGATCCTTCACGCGATATTCGTGCCATGAAGATGAAAGAACGCTATGACATCGTCATGCTTGGAGATGGTGAAGGAATCACCGTTGCCAAGAACGTTAGCCTCGCTCGTAATTACGAAATTCGTGTTACAAACGAAGCTTCAGCTGGCGGTCTTTAATAGCTGAATTATCTTAGGATCGTTATAGTTATTGAATCCTGAGAGAGATCTAGGGGTGGCTTTCGCCACCCCTTATCTTTTTGTGGCTTTTGAATTACTAGTTAGTTATAAGTTTTGTAGGAGCTAGCCGTGCCATTAAATTTAATCGATTATGCAGCAGTTAATGTTGATAGAGTTAAGATTAAATTTGGTAGAACTATAAAAATAGCTTCAATATCAAATGATAGGTTTATTGTTCAAACTTCGGCTGCAACTCCAACTGCAGTTGAAAATCCTTTTAAGACTATTAATACCCTATCTGATTACAGTACAATTTCCAGAACCTTAACTTTATACTGGGCTAAAACGCTTGTATCCGGACAGGAATATTACATTAGATTAGTTGGCCTTCTTGACGCTGCAAATGAAGTAGTTCCAGAAGAAAAAATAGTATTCACCAAACAAGACGCGGCAACACCATCTGGTGTTTCAGCCAATGTAGTTCCGGTTCTTGAGGAAATATATGTTGAAGATCAATCGATTCTTCTTGAGGCACATACTTCTTATCAAATTATAGCCAAAAACCCAGAGTTTTATATTAAAGATATAGATCCTAAAAACGGATCATTTTATATTGACAATGATTACAATGATGGAAGACTAACTATAATATTTAGCTCTAGACCAGCATCAAATTTTTTAACAAACAAATATTTTAAAGTTCAAAGAAAAAAAATTCAAAGAACTCCGTCTAGATGGGAATCTGTCGCTACAAAAGTGCAAATGCATTCTTGGAAACCAGAAGTTTATATAGATTTTCCCTCTAATGACGCAACACCAGTATTTCATGTTGAAAATAAAACGTATTTTGAAACTGGCTACAAATATAAAATTACAGTTTCAAAAGAAATAGGAATTTAAAATGGCTAATGTAGTTTATACAAAGGCAAAACAGGCACTGTTAGAGGGAGATCTTGATTTAACTGGTCAAACCCTAAAAGTGTTGTTTATTAAAAAATCTTTATATACTCCAAATTTTGCTACAAATCAATATGTTTCTGATGTACCTTCAGCAGCAGTGGTTTTCAGAACAGCAAATATTATAGGTGTAACCGCAGAAAATGGAATACTGGACGCAACAGACATACTGGAAGAATATTACACCGCCGGTGAATTTGACGCAATTATTTTATATCAAGTTGGATCATTTGATGGAAATTCAAGACTAATATTTTTTATTGATCAATCTGAAGGGTTACCGTTTACAGGGGGGTCAGAGTCCTTACTATTAACACTGCAGTGGAATAATGAATCTGGAAAAATATTAAGCCTATAAGGATCCGACATGGCAACCAATTACCCTAACTCTTTAGATATTTTAGTAAATCCAACATCCGTTGATCATTTAAATTCTACAACAGTTCCACACGCCCAACAGCACGCAGATCTTAATGACGCAGTAGAAGCACTTCAAACAGTTATTGGGATTAATCCAGCTGGATCTCATTTAACTGTAAAAGACAGGATTATTACCTCAGAGCAAGCTATTTTACAACAATCAGTTTTAAATGGTTTAACTGATGTTACTATAAATTCAGTAGCAACGGGTCAGGTTTTGCGCTATAGTGGCAACGCTTGGATTAATTATGATGAAGAAAATTTAGTAGACGGAGGGAATTTCTAGATATGGCTAATACTTTAAGAATTAAAAGAAGAGCTGCGGGTGGTGCTGCGGGTGGTCCAGGAAGTCTAGAAAACGCAGAGCTAGCATTTAATGAACAAGATGACGTTCTTTATTACGGCGAAGGAACAGGTGGTGCTGGCGGTTCAGCAACAGTGATTCTTCCAATCGCTGGTCCAGGTGCATTTACGACTCTGTCAACTAATCAAACAATAACTGGAAATAAAACTTTTTCTGGAACAGTAATAGTTCCCACCCCTTCTGGTGGAACACACGCTGCAACTAAAGCTTACGTTGATGAATCGATCAACACTGTAGCCACCTCATTTCAGGTTGCCGGTGATACTGGAAGCGTGACGATTACAACAGGAACCGACACTCTTACGATTGCTGGTGGCACTGGTCTTAGCTCCACCGCCGCCATCTCAACAGATACCATTACCCTCCATCTTGATAATACGACAGTAACTGCTGATTCATATGGTAGCGCTAGTAGCATTCCAAACTTTACCGTTGATGCGCAAGGTAGATTAACAGCTGCTGCTAATCAGGTAATTGCAATTAGCGCAGCGCAAGTAAATAACTTTACAGAAGAAGCACAAGATGCAGCGGCAGCGCTTTTTACAAATGGTTCTCATTCTGGAATTTCTGCAACGTATGACGACGCAAATGCAAAAGTTAACCTTAATGTTGCAGACTTTACGATTACTCTCGCCGGTGATTTGACTGGTGGTGTTACAGTTACAGATCTCGCCAATGCAACACTAACCGCTACAGTTGCCGCTAACTCAGTTGCTCTTGGAACTGACACAACTGGGGATTACGTTCAGTCAGTATCTGGCGGAACAGGAATAAATGTTTCAAGTACTGCTACCGAAGGTGGAGTATATACAGTAACATTAGCCAATACGGCTGTCAGCGCAGCTTCATATGGAAGTGCAACGCAAATACCGACATTTACCGTTGATGCTCAAGGCAGGTTGACAGCAGCTTCGTCAAGTGCAGTTTTAATTGATTTGGGAACTCATACAAATGGCAATTACGTTGCCTCGGTCGCTGCAGGAACTGGTGTTTCCGTTTCCAATACCGGTGTAGAGGGTGGAACGTTTACGGTTACCAACACTGGTGTTGTTTCGGTTGCTGGAACCGCTAATCAAGTTGCTGTTTCTTCTGCGAATGGAAGCGTAACATTTTCTTTGCCCAACAATGTAACAATACCGAATAATTTGACCGTAACTGGTGATTTATTGGTTGAAGGCAATACAACGACGCTGAATACGTCTACCTTAAGTGTTGAGGATAAAAATATTATTATTGCTAGCGGCGCGACGACCGATGCGGCAGCGGATGGTGCTGGAATAACGGTTAAGGCCTCAGCCGATGGATCTACCGATAAGACGTTTAATTGGGTAGATGCGACAGATGCATGGACCGCATCTGAGCACATCAATTTGGCTTCTGGCAAAACATATATGGTTAATAATGCGGTTGTTTTGTCTGGTACAACGCTTGGATCTGGAGTTGTCAACTCATCGTTGACTTCTCTGGGCACGATTGCAACCGGAACATGGAATGGTTCAACCGTATCGATAAATTATGGTGGAACCGGTGCAACAACTGCTGCAGCTGCAAGAACAAATCTTGGCTTAGCAATAGGCGCTGATGTTCAGGGCTATGATGTAGAATTAGCCGCTTTGGCCGGTTTGACCTCAGCTGCAAATAAACTTCCATACTTTACTGGGTCT